ATGGATGGCACGCAGTCTCCTGCTGTTTTCAAGGCTTTGAATACCCAACTTGCTGCATCCAACCAAAAATTGGATGAGTTGGTGACTAATGCAGCCAAAGCTGGAGCAGAGATGGAAACAGGATTCAAAAGGAAAATCTTCGATGCTTCTCAGGTAGTGAATGGATTGTCGGAAAAAATAACATTTCAACGTGGAACTATCCAACAATTGAAAAATGAGTTAGCAGGATTAAAAGACAAATACAAGGAAGCGCTGAAAGCCGATGGCGATGTTACCGGATTGGGCATCAAAGTCAAGTCTGTCAATGCAAGACTTAGTGAGCAGAAATCGGTCTTGTTCGACCTTACCCAACAGCAGGCTGGCGCACGGCTTAACGTAAAGAAACTGCGTGACGAATACGAACTATACAAAGAAAATGGCGAGGAAGTAAACGAGACCAATGAAAGCCTTGCTATGTCTTGGGGAAAAGTCATTGGAGCCATCGGCGGTGCGGCGGCTCTGAAATCTTTCGTTTCAGAGATGGTGAATGTACGTGGCGAATTTCAACAGCTTGAAATAGCTTTCGGTACTATGCTCAAGAGCAAGGAGAAGGCGGACAAGCTGATGGCTGAACTGGTTGATATTGCAGCCAAGACTCCTTTTGACCTGCAAGGTGTGGCTTCTTCGGCCAAGCAGATGCTGGCTTATGGTTCCTCTGCGGAAAGTGTAGGTAAGGAATTGGTGATGCTCGGCAATGTGGCGGCCGGTGTAGGTGCTCAGCTTGGAGACATAGCCTATCTGTATGGCACACTCAGGACGCAAGGAAGAGCTTATGCCGTAGATATTCGTCAGTTCGCTGGCCGTGGTATTCCTATCTATGAGGAATTGGCTAAAGTAATGTATGGGGCACAGAACGAAACGGTTTAACTATGGATAGTACAAAACGGCGCATAAGCCATTTATTTATAGGCGTTTCAGAAAGATAGTACACGAACGCTGATTTAAAACGAAACGGTTTGAACTTTACTTTTGCTTTACTTCTACTTTACACTTGAAAGCCTTGATTTAGGGTGAATGCGGGCAGTCGTTTACTTTTCTCTTTACTTCGCTTATATTTCCCCGGAAATGAAAAACAAAGCCGTTATAGAGCCGCAAAATGAGTTCGCTGGGGACTTTGTTTTTGCTGCTATTGTATCGCTCCTTTTTTGGTAGTTTAACAATGTAAATACTTCCAAATACTCATTATTTAGTAGTTTTGCAAAAATAAAACTTCAAATATACATGGGAAAGACAGAAACAAAGGTAATACATGTACACCTGATATTCGAGAAAAAAGATTTCTACTTTGGTAGTATATCTGCCATATTCAAAATACTGGATGAAGAACGTGTTGGCATTAAGAAAAGTACCCTTTTGCATGCCGGTTTAAGTGATGGAACATCCTTACCAACCCGAAAAGCTATCATAAAGCAATCCCATCTTATTAGGAGTGGAAGCTAAGATATTGTTATACAATTTTTTAAAGGCTGTTAGAACGGTTCTAAACCAGTATTCTAACAGCCTATTTTTTTGTTATCGGTTACAAAAAGAGTTACGGAAAAAGGCTACAAAAAAATAAGTTAAAAGGGTTACAAAAGGGTTACAAAAAACATTTCTTGTAATGGTGTACAGATATACAAAATGACTAAAAAACACTACTTTTGACAGAAAAAGCCTTTTAAATAGATAGAAAAAGCCAATATATAAATATATCAACCTACATAATGTAGTATATTAAACTAATGATTATAAGATACTTATATTCATCTTTATATCTCCTATCTCTATTTTTTGCGTGTGTATGCCCTAAAATAGCTACTCAAGTCCTACCGAGCCAACCACAACAGCGATACCGGTTATTTCATCAACTGGTATATCAAAAGGCGGGTATTCCTTATTGTCTGAAATGGCACGCAGATGCTTCTTGTCTTCACCCGGCATGATACGCTTTACCAAAATCCCCTGTTCCCTTGTTGCTATTACATGACATTTGTTCCATTGAATAAACTGAGTATTTCTCAAAATAGAACAGGCAATTACATCTCCGGAATTAAAATGCGGATACATAGATAGTCCGGAAACTTCAATCATAAAGTCTACATGACAATATTTAAATTTAGGAATAACATAGTATTCTTTTACATCAGCTTCTTCAATAGAGAAATCGCCATTACCAAAACCAGCCGCTGCCTGTTGTGTCACTAAAGGAATAGGGTGTAACCCATTGCGTGCAGCTTCAGCAAATGGTATGGCTTCAGGTTTATCAGACATAACACATGAGACGTTGTTTGTGCCATAATCAATACTTGTATAATCATTTGCCTTTGGTTTAGCGCTGCATTCGGGAGTAAACTCAACATCTTTCAGCATAGAGCCTTGACCGGTTAGGAGCCACGTTATATTAACGTCCTTAAAATAAGCGAGAAATTTCGACAAATTATCTTCGCTAATCCCATTATTTTGCCCTAAAACACCCCTTGTTACACCAGTTAGTTTATAAAATTCATACTGTGTAATCCCTTTTTTTTCCAAATAAAGCAAGATTTTTTGCTTTATGGGAGATTTTTCTTGTTTACTTTCTTGCATAATCGAGAAATCTTGTATATGTTTGCAGCGTGTTAAGGTTATTAACGGGCGGTAAATATAAGAAAAACGCTCGACAGTTCAATGATTAAAGAAGTGAAATATGAAAAGGTACTGGTTTGAATTGACAGATGAACGCTACAATGATTTAGGTGCAGCGATTCCAGACGGAAGCAACAAACAGGCTGCTATCAACAAGGCAAGACAATGGATGAGGGACAACAGCGTGGCAAAGGCGATGTTGGCAGTGAACAGCATGAGAACGGATAACCTTATAGACGTAATCAACATAGAATTGAATTAAAATATAAAACGTATGACACAGAAAGAATTTGAAGAAAGAACCAAACGTACAGTAAAGGCGGAAGATTATTTCATCATTGAGCGGCTTTACATGGCTACCAACATGGATAAGGACGAGTTCTGCAAGGAGTTTCAGGAGATGAATAATTCCATAAGGCCGGGAATCCGGCAATCGCTCCGGGAAATTTCCAATCGCCTGGGGAGTCTTGAAGCCCAAAATGCCACCCTTAAAATCTCCATGAGAAAACGTGATAATGACTTGGCGGATTTCCTAATCGGAAAAGCCCATGCGTATGACGATACCGATTTCCGCAACCAGGCAGTGAAGTTGGTCGGAGAAGTGGAAGTAGTGAAACGTACTATCGAATTGGGGCTTCCGCTTTGGGATGAAGACCGGAAGTGTATCCTTTCACTAATTGACGAACAAGGCAAAAAGATTGCCGGATAACTGGCAGCCCGAAAAGACGGGCGGGCAATTAGTTCAGTCGGTAGAACAGGCGAAACTTAACCATAGAAGCCATGGTCCCCGGTTCGATTCCGGGATTGCCCACAAGGTAACATAAAAAACAGAATGACGATATGAAAGCAATCAAGGTATTTATTGACAGAGAGGAGCAATTTAAGATGCTCTGTCTCGTAGAAAAGCTGAACGGGCATCCGGATATTATGGCAACCGCAACCGGACCGACTGAATTTGTGGTGGCGGCTGAAGGTGAATACTCGATGGCTTATACAAGGGCGGTTATAGAAGGCCGGTTGAATGATTGTACGATTGAAATAATTAAATAATGTGATTATGAAAGGAACTCTATTTCAAAGCTGTTTCCATACCTTCTATTTAATAATGAAACGGTGTGTGAAAGGATTAAAGTTAGGTTTACTAAAGAAGAAGAGTGGTTTACGGATGTATCAATGTGAAAATTGTATTTTACATAGTCAACGCCGTTCATTTCAGCCTCTTCGTCAGGATGGTAAAATTCTTCGCTCAGAGAAACATCAATCTTATATATTCCCAGAAGGATACGAAAGTATGTGTGAAAACTTTTTGCATTTTCTTGAATCTCAACAGAAGGAAGAGTGTCTGGAACAAATATGATATTGACTTTTAAAGGATACATAAATCAGAATTTTAGTTAGACATGCTGCAAATGTAGCAAAACTTCCGCGGTTCGGGAGAATAGCGGAGGTATTTAACAACAGAGTATTAACAACAAGACAATATAGCGATGAAAAAGCATATTTATTTGGATAAGGCCGGTAAAGGCAAATTACGTCAGATATTTAATTGTACTGATGTAATGATATGGAAGGCCTTAACATTCGAGAGCGACAGCGAATTGGCCCGCAAAATCCGTTATACAGCGGTAAAAGAGTTTGGTGGTTTTACCATAAATGACGGTTTGGCGATGGACTGGGATACAACCCATCAGACTGCGGAGCATACCATGACGCAGACATTCGGGAAACGGGTTAAAATCATTGCCCATACGGATGCCCCTTTGGTTATTGCTTTCATAGACGGAAAGGAAGTAAAGAGAGTGGAAAGTTCCTTAATCCCCTCTGATTTTATGAGCTTTCAGGATGAAATTGTGAGAATGGCCTACGGCCCCCGAATTTAAAATGTCATTATGGAATACTACGGAAAAATATTATGTATATCAAAAGATGACCTGACACGCGACGATCGATCCGTTTTTGGGGAATATAAGATTGATGCGAATAAAGCTCCGATAATGAGTGAAAGTTGCTATAAGCAATTAGTTTATCGAAAGAAAATAAAGGTTGTCCGTAAAGGCATAGGTCGTGGGGTTACTGCCCTTGTTTCCGTTGAAAGTCTTCCTGATAAGTATAAAAAATTAGTTGAACAAAAGTACGGTAGTATGGATGTTGAAATGTTAAGAAACTGGTTTGCCTCACATTGGGAAGTGGATGCGGATGCCCGTAGTTTTTATTCCCGCTTCCGCCTGCCTTCCGGTAAACCTCTGGAGCCGGAACAGCAACAGGAATATACCCTTAATGCTTCTGCCATTCAATCGGTGCTCCGATTAATGAGTGATATTAAAATGAAACGTGCCGTTATGCAGGGAAACCGTTTGAAATGGGAAGAGATGGCCGGTGCGATAGGTTTCTTTCAAAAGGAGTTCGGGCATAACCTGCCACTTTCTGTAAACCGTTTCAAGAAAAAAGTCAAGGATTTTCAAGAAAGAAGTTATATCAGCCTGATAAGTGGCAAATTCGGTAACCAGAACAAAAGGCTTGTTGATGTACACGTTGAGAATTTGTTACTCAGTTTGGCTACACTGCCGAATAAGCCATGGAATAAGGACGTATGGGAAATGTATGATATGTTTATAGACGGTAAATTACAGGTATGTGACCCTTCTACCGGCGAAATTTTCAATACTACCGATTTCTTGGATAAAAGAGGCAATCCGATAAAGTTAAGCCGTTCAACGGTCAATGCTTATCTGAACCAGCCCAAAAATCAGGTTTTGATAAACCATAAACTTATGAGTTGGAGTACATTTATGCACAATGAGCGCCCTCATATACACCGTCATGCCCCGGAATTTTCTTTCAGTAAGATTTCATTTGATGACCGGGATTTACCGCGTAAGCTGAAAGATACCAAGCAGCGCCCGAAGGCTTATTACGCCTATGATGTAACAAGTCAATGCGTAGTCGGATTTGCTTACAATCGCAATAAGAACATTGATTTAGTGGTAGACTGTTTTCGTGACATGTTCCGCCGCATGGAGCGTAACGGTTGGAATTGCCCTGCACAAGTCGAGGTTGAGAATCACCTTATGAGCCAATGGAAAGAGAGCTTTCTAAAAGCCGGTACATTGTTTCCATTTGTCCGCTTCTGTGCTCCGTTAAACTCACAAGAAAAGTATGCAGAATCTTTAAATGGTGCAAAGAAACGCAGCATTGAACATAAAAATCATCTTGGGATTGGTCGCTTCTATGCTAAAAATGAGAAATATCGGGCTGAAAGCAAGAAGATAAGCGATGAATATAACGATACTTATGAAGATAGGGAATATTACACATGGGAACAGCTCATAGAAGAAGATATGAACGATGTTCATGAGTTCAATCACACTTTACATCCTAATCAAAAGAAATACCCTGGCATGACACGCTGGGAGGTTCTTTGCCAGAACATGAACCCGACACTGCAACCGGTGGACAAAGCTATTTTATACCGGTTTATCGGTGAGCATGTAGAAACAAGTATCAGGCGTAACAGCTATTGCCGCGTGAATTATGCAGACTTTTGGCTGAGCAGTCCGGAAGTTCTCGATAAACTGGCTCCCAATAACAACAAAGTGGATGCTTACTATATGTTGGATGAAGAAGGAAACATGAGTGATGTGTACATCTACCAAAATGGGGTTCTGCTTGATAAGTTAAGTAATGTCGGAGTCTTTAATACTGCTGAAGCAGAACAGACGGACGAGGACAAACTGATAATGATTGAGCAAAATAAGTTGATAAGCCAGTTTGATGCAATGACTAAGAAAGAAGCTATTACTCCGGTAGTAGTAATGAAGACTGAGACAGCACATAAAATATCCCAGGTAACCGCAAAGCCTGTGCAGGTAGAACCAGTTGAAGCGGATGCTGATGCTTTAATAGCGCAATTCAGCGACTATAAAGGACGTGGGGTAGCCGGTATGTAATAATTATAATAACATTAAAACGACATAATAATGGAAATAACGAATGAAATCAAACAGCGCATTCTTGAAGCTATTGCGGTAAATCGGGATAATTATCCTTCAGACAGCAAGCATGCAGCAGCGCTGGGTATTGCCACCAGTGTATACAATAACCTGAAAAAAGGGAAAACCGACAGGCAGGTAAGTGATACCAACTGGATATGTATTGCTCGCAGGCTGGGTGTTTCCCTTGCGGATGAAATGGAGTGGCACGCAGCCGAGACCCCGACTTTCGTTTACATAACCGAGCAGCTTTCCATGTGTCAGGAAAGCGGTGTATCAGCTCTGCTTTGTGACATGGCAAATATTGGCAAGACATTTACTGCACGCATCTATGTGAAAAATCACAAGAACGCGGTATATGTGGACTGTTCGCAGGTAAAGACCAAGCAACGGTTAGTACGCTTCATTGCCAAGGAGTTCGGAGTCAACAGTAATGGACGTTATCAGGATGTTTACGACGACCTTGCCTTTTACCTGAAGACACTGGAACGTCCATTGATTATACTTGATGAAGCCGGAGACCTTCAGTACGAAGCATTCCTGGAACTGAAAGCCCTTTGGAATGCNNNACCGCTCTATCGAATGTAAAAAGGTAGGATATACCGAAATGTTCTCGCGGTATGGCGACCGTTACAACAAGGTTACTCCGGATGACGGCAAAGAACGTGAAACTTTTTTGAAAGCACAGGCCGCCATGGTAGTGAAGTTGAACGCTCCCGACTGCAGCGAGGTGATGAAAATCGTAAACCGTACCGGTGGCAGTCTTCGTCGTGTATATACTGAAATTGAAAAGATAAGAAAGGGGGCTTGATATGGCCGAGAAAATCCAAAAGGCAAGGCTTAGACGCGCCTACTCCCCGACAGAGGTGCAACAGATGAATATTCCTTGTTTCCCTTTTGAGGGAGAATGGGAAGCAGCTTTCGGGCATCCTGCACGTACGGGCACATGGATTATATGGGGAGAAAGTGGGAATGGGAAAAGCGCTTTCGTAATGAAATTGGCTAAATATTTGTGTAATTGGTGTACGGTCGCTTATGACAGTCTTGAAGAAAGTACGGGGCTTTCTTTACAAAACGCGATCAATCGTGAACACATGGAAGAGGTTAACTACCGTTTCAAGATTTTAGACAGAGAGGCGATGCCTGAATTAAGCGAACGCCTGTTAAAACGTCGTAGCCCTGATGTGGTAATCATTGATAGCTTTCAATATTCCGGGCTTACATACGCAACTTACAAGGCTATGAAAGAAAAACATCATAACAAACTTCTGATATTCGTGAGTCACTGCGAGGGGATAAAACCTGAAGGGCGGGCTGCAAAAAAGGTAGCTTATGATGCTGATGTGAAAATATATATATCCTGTTTCAGAGCAGTCTGCAAAGGGCGTTTCATAACCAAACCCGGGAATCACTTCACCATCTGGAAGGAAGGCGCTGCACAGTGCTTTCCGACGGAAATAAAAGATAAAGAAAATGAGAACACGTAACTACGCCAGATTCTATGTTCTGCTGGGCCGAATGCCCGCATTAGACAAGGAGGAATTAAAAGTCCAGTTAGTACGCCAATTTACTAACGGACGTACCGAATCCCTAAAGGAAATGACGGATAAAGAGTATACTGCCATGTGTGACGGGATGCAACAGCAGATTGGTAATTATAAATCCCGCGAGATTTATCGTGAGGAATTACGCCGGAAACGCTCGGCAGTTCTTCATCTATTGCAAAAAATAGGTGTTGACACGACCGACTGGGACAGAGTTAATGCTTACTGCAGAAATCCCCGTATATCCGGTAAAGAATTCAGTAAGCTGACAATAGAGGAGCTGGAGATACTTAGCGTAAAGTTAAGGATTATCCGGCGAAAAGATAACAATAGTAATAAACAACTTTTAAACTAAAAAATTATGGCAAGAACAAAGAAAACAGTAGTCAGCGGTATCAGCCGCGAGCAGGCAGAGCAGGCCTTCGCTGATTTTGCGGCGGCCGATGCCAAAGTACAGAACCTCGTCTCGAAGATGGATATCGAGATGACCCGTATCCGTGAGAAGTATGCGGATCGGTTAGCAGAACTTTCCGTCGTGAAGGAGAAGAATTTCGACATCATGCAAAGTTACGCCCTTGAAAACAAGGAAGAACTGTTCTCCAAGAAGAAAAGCCTGGAGAGCGCCCATGGCGTGTTCGGTTTCCGTACCGGCACACCGAAGCTGAAGAACCTGAAGGGGTTCACCTGGGCGGCAGTGACGAATTTATGCAAGGAGCTTTTGCCGCAGTATATCCGCACCAGTGAGGAGCTTGCCAAGGACAGACTATTGGCTGACCGGGACAACCCGGAAATGGCGGAATATTTCCTGAAGATCGGCGTACAGGTTGTACAGGAAGAGACGTTCTATGTGGAGCCCAAAAAAGAGAATGATGCGCAGCAGTCTGCCTGAGGAATATTACGAATACCGGCCGCATGGCAGGAACTGGGTGGTGTACCGTATCCGACGTGACGCCACCGGTTCCACCGGAACCAAGATCGGGGAATTCCTTACGAAAGAGGAAGCCCGGCGTGAGGTCTACCGGTTGAATGGCTGGAAAATAAAGAAAAATTAACCCAGCCAAGTTTATTTGACGTATAACAAGAAAGAAAGGAACATTTATGGCATTTTTAGCAGTAAACAGAGATGGGGAGGAATTAGTATTTAATGACCTCCCTACTTATGACAGAGTAGAAGATACATGGAAGGTCAATTGTACAAGAGAGGAACTTGTTTATGATGACCCGCATGATTTTTCAGCCGGGCATCATTGTGAAGAAGTAGATGATAGTGACTATGGTGTCACACTGCCTAAAGGTACAATCATGAAAATTATAGGTAATCAGCTGTCATTCGCGGACAATCCGGTAGAAATATGCTAATAACTAAATAAGAAAGAATAATGGCCAAGATAACTTACAAATCAAGCATTCCCAATGACAAGCCGCTTTGGCTTCTCAAACTCCAGCTGTCGGTCAGCCAGCTGGATGCCACCGGACTGAAAGGAAATGAGCAGGATTTCCGTAACCTGAAATCATTCATCGACGCTGAAATCCGTTCGTTAATGGAAAAAGGCGACATCCGCCGCAGCTTTGTGGAAACCGAACTCCGGCAGGATGAAGGCAGGACAGTGATACATATCTTCCGTAACCACATGATTGTCCAAACCTATTATATCGAAGCATGAGTGAGAAGAAAGACATATTGGTGCTCAGTTCCCCGAACTTCGGTACCGGTAAAGAAACCATAGGCTACTATACAGGGTATGCCTGCGGTTACTGCCATGGTAACGGCTGGTTCTGGAATCCCGAAATCATCCATGAACGGGTAAAGATACCCTGCCCGAAATGCGGTGGAACCGGACGGGTAAAAGGTATCGTTACAGTGGAGTGGGTCCCGGACGGGGAAGTGAAAACCTGTTCCGGCAAAAAGCAGGAAATATGACACCGCGCATCCCGAAAAACTACATCGTCCAAATAGACAACTTCCATCTGGGCGAATTCATCTACTATTGGAACTATTACGAACAGCCCTGCTCACTTCTTCTGCAGAAACCTAATACGGAAGGCCTTACCGCTATCAAACTGGTGGTCGACAGTGACGAAGCCGCCAGTTTCCTTTTAAGGGCAAAAGAAAAAACCGGCTGTAGATTGTATACAGTAGAGACACAATAATAAGTTTAAATAAAAGAATGATGTCTGAAAATATTATAAATAAGAACAGCAGGTTCTCTATTCCCGGATTACCAAATTACGAGATTAACGGTAAGGGTATTGTTCGCTATCTAAATGGGAAAGAACTTCGGCTTATTCCAGGCAATTGTGAGTTTCAATAATCTATTCAAACAAATAAGTAGGGATACATTATGAAAAATCTGCGTTGGTTTGTGATAGGTCTTCACTTATATATATTTCCGCCTGATCCTGAAATGGGTGATTTTGTCGCCTTAGAGAATTGGAGACCAAGAAGAATGGGTATTTGGGAGACCTTGAAATTCAGATGGTACACAAAGACCTGGAGCTATGCTACCGGAGATGTGTCCGGAACGAGGGAAAAACAGGATATATGATACCGAGTTTCTATCGGTCATTTACTACGTAAAAGGCAGGATTATTCATTTTATCCTGCCTTTCGCTTTGAGTATGAGTGTATTTTGTTTATTTTTGCGTAAACATTTCCTGTAAACCATGGCATTTATCGGTTGTTCATACGCAAAACGCGTCGTGGAAGTCAATAGAATATACGACGAATACTCCAGAACCGGGCTACCTAACCGGACTATTTGGCGTAAATATATCTGGCCTGTCTACGGAATATCGGAAAAGACTTTCTACAATTACATCAACGCTGCTGCTAATCCTGCAATAGCGGCCAAAGAAGAAGCACTACAACTATCCCTATTCTAAGAAATGACAATATTCGGTTTTGTCGTAAGTTTGACCTTATCCTTGACGGCTGACGTATCAACCACCATACATTTGAATACCTCTGTACTATCCAGTATCTCCTCGTGGTCGTGGCATGGTATGGAGCTGTCTCTGACAAGCGAGCCTATGTTGTCGGTAGTGAAAGCATACAGGCATCGGTTTATCCAATCCAACAGGTCGAGATGTAACAAACCGCCTTCACAATCTTCCGGAACAGCTTTTGTCACCACATGCAGCCCAATTGATAAATCCGCGTCTTGTACCCCGCCAGTCTGGCTTCGCCATTTTATTTTCCCGAATTCAATGAATACGGCAGGCATATCAAAGACGTTTTCCTCCTCAATGAACTCTACCTGTCGGTTCCATAGTGCAACATGCTTTATTGCATATTCCGGCGGATTTTCTTTTTCCATAAGTTCCCGTAACCTATCCCTTTTGACAAAGGCTATTTCTCCGTCCTCTGTTATAATAAGTTGTTTTAAACGTTCCCTTAAAGCCTGATATATTTTCTTTCTCATAATTTGGTGATTTTATATTGCTTAAAATAACTATCAATATTTTCTTGCGCAATTTTCCGGATGATTCTGTCTGTTGTCCTACCACTACCAATAAAGCGCCGTTCCGGTATTTTGATGAGTGATCCTACCTTTTTCAACGCCATTGCCCGATAAAACTGTTCCTCGTCGGAAAGCTGTCTGTTCCTTTGGTTGTTTCTTCTTTCACCGGACTTTTTGTAGGTGTATTTGCCCCGGACTTCTTTTAATTTTCCGAAAAAATACCCTTTCATGCGTCGGGTGACTTTTATTTCCCCGCCTTCGTTATGTATTCTCCCGTACGGTTTATGGGATGTGTACACCAGTTGTACCCCCCGTCTTTTTGAGTTCAGGCTTTTGCGCAGTGCTCCTGAGCGCTGCAAGAGCGCCCCTTTACCGTCATCAAACTTTCTTTCAGGCCATTTCTGCTCATCAAAGAAGGCTTTTCGCTGGAAGTTACGGTCAAACTCCTCGTCCAGTTCTACCTTGATGTCATCCAGCGAGCGTTCTATGACCTCTTTTTTAAAATTCCCTTCCATAAGGTTGACTTTTAATTTATTATCCTTATATTTGCGCAGTGAAAGCATTCGCTGTGTGGCCACACCTGGTCTTAGAACCTAAGACGGCGCCAGCGGATGCTTTCATCTTATTTTATCGGTAACAGAATACAAGAACCTGTTATGCCAGATTGCTCCCTTGTTTGATTTTTCATCGGTTTCCGCTATGTTCAAATAAACAATTCTGCCCTCTATTTCCGATTTCAGATAATAGAACCGTTTAATCTTATCTTTTCTTTCATGGCTGAGTGAATCGGAAGTCTTTACATAGACCGCTTTCTTCAGCACCTTATCCAAAGTAACCAGGTGTTCCTTTTTCAGTACCGATGAACGTCCAAACGTATCGCTGTACAGATGTTCGTTTCCATTTTTCCGAAATCCTATGCTTTTCCTTATTCCTTCAATCTCAAGCGTCACCTTCTTTTTCAACAGAGGTTCCATTTCACGTAAATAATGCTTTCTTTCGATTGCGGCTTGTGATTTGGCTATATTTCCGGCACACTCTCTGATAATGGGGCACGCTGCACATAGTTCATTATTGGGGATTTTTGCCAGCTCCATATCACCTTTTTTGCATACATTGCATTTGCTTATGGTGTATGTATTATACGCCGGATATGCAGCACGCCTCTTTCCGGGATTGAAACGGAACATTTCAGCGTATTTGCCTGCAGTAGCTTCCTCTCCCTCTTTCATGGCCCTACTGCTGTCAGTAGCCGGATATTTGGTGGCACGTACTTTTACCGCAGAACATCTGCATCCCCAACCATTCGGAGGATAGTATTTCTCCCAAAAAGGATCGTCAGGTGGCAATGTAATACCCTCAAGTCTTCGGTGCGCCTCTCTTACCTTTTTGTCGCCAGCTGTACGGTATTGTAACAGGTATCTGCCGTTTGCATCATCCTGCTGTTCTTCCCAACGCACAGCCATCTCGGAACTTGCCACAGTAAAATCATACTCTGTTTTCAGATACGTCTTGTTGTAGGTGTCATTTATCTTTCTAACATCCTTATAAAACTGTTCAAACGGTTTTAGATTACCGTTATTATCAACCAGCATGCTTGCCGCCTCTTTCATTTCATGGAAGGCCTTAAAACCTGAGAAAATGCCGACACTCTCGCGCAAGCTGTTGATAAGTATTCCAGATGCTGCAACCTCTGCCACTCCTTGTTCTATACCTTTGGAAAGAAATGAAGCGGTTGCTTCCACCAGTTTTTCTATGGCATCATCCTTGAGCATAAGGGTAGTAAACTCCTTTTTATTATGCAGCCACTTTACCGCTTCGTCAAATGCTGTTTCAATATCTGACATATCCGGATAAGTGGTGGAAGAGAGTAACAGTTCTGAGCTACCATATACTTCCTTTGCCCTTTTGTGCAGCCCCACATAGTCAGTGGGGCTCAATCGAAAAAAGGTTTTGCGAGTATTTCTGTGCCCCGTTCTTTCTTTCCGATGATCGGGATGTTGTATTTTTCTATGAAATATTTTGGGTCTACTTCAAAACGATCCGCAATCATTGTTTCAAAGGCTACCTGCTGTTCCGGTGTATAGTCAATGCTTTCATCGTAGACAAACCGCATCCCCTTTATAGGAAAGCCATGTCTTATCATGCGTGGAATAAGCTGGTCATTTACTATATCCTTTACCAAATCGGCATCGCTTTCCACCACATTTTCGAATACTTCCAGATGCACCTCTGACTGTGACAGACTGCTACCATTATCAATCGTCATGGTCTGGTTGAGTAATCCTTTGCTGATTTCGCTGTTGGCACGCTCTATGCGCTTGTCGTATACATTGAAGGCGTCCCCCCTTGTCGTTTCCTTAATATCGATATCCGTCCCTTCCGGGAACAGTCCCCATGCGGCCGCCCCCATGCTGGAGAGCATGTTTTCAATACGTGAACGATCCTTGGGGTCACGTGTTGATGATTTGGCAATACGTATGGGCATGCCAAATATTTCCCCGAATTGATCCCAGTATGCAAGCATGTTCTTTTTGGGTATCGCTTGATGTGCGGTTTTAAGGAATAGTCCTAAGTCCTTTGGCTTTCCCGCCTCAATTACCCAGTCGGCTATGGGACTTTCCCGATAGTTATAGCCGTTTTTCCACTCGTCACCCTGTTCTCGTATGATGACCCCGTATTCAGGAATCACATGCTTGCGTGGTATCAACTCCACATTCTTATACCGCATCTTCCCGTCTACGGTAACAACATCACCCAGCTGTATAAGCGAATGACCCCAGTAGCGGCAATCCAATATATGCTCTACCAGTTCTTTGAACCATCCCGTTTCAAAGAATGCCGTCGCTTCCTTATGCTCCTTCCCCTTTGCGTCTATCAGTTTGAAACTTTTCTTCAGCGTGAAGCCCTTCCGCTGCCCGACGCAACCGGTTTGGTGTAAATCCACATCCACGTCTGCATAAATATCATACAATGGCCCCCTACGCGGATTTTCTACATTCAATGCCATTTGCCATGCCTGCCGCCAGTTCTTCAGGTCTTTCTGTGTGAGTGCTTCAGTCTGTAATTTCAGTTCCACGAGCATGGACTTTACCCGCCTGCGGTCGCTTTCCCTTGCCAGATTGAACCTACCGATACGCAAGTTCCTGTCTGTGTATTGTCTCTTATTACCCATTGTTACCAAGTATAAGTATTGTTTTTGCCTGACCCCCATTTCACAGGGTTGTTTACATCTTCTTCCCCATTTTCTCCTATATAAGTAGGCAAATCAGGAGTAACCTTACCCGATTGCACTTTTTCAAGCCACTTGATGGCGTATTCATAACGTTCCTTCCTTATTTCATGTCCCATTTTCCCCGGAAGCCATGAAACCAAGTGGTAAAGGGTTATATCACAGGCGTACATTACGATAGTGTCGTTCCTTTCTTCACCGGTAGCGGAAAATATTTTTTCCGTATCATACCGGTTTCTCAGGTAACCTGCCATTTCCTCGCACGCCATCCTTTCCGCTCTTTCCCTGTTTACGGTATCGCTCTGCTGCAGTATTTTCAGTGCGTCAGCCGATGCTACGATATAGTCACTCTCCGTCAGGAACATGGCTGTGCAGTTATTAGAATGGCACGTTTTTCCAAATCTTGAACAGTAACCCCCTTTTTGAATACCCGTTTTCTTATCAGGGTCTTAAGTTCCTGTTTGGAATACACTTTCGGCACTCCCGCAACCATGAGCACGACGTACTTGCGGCGACTTGCCTCCGATAATTCTTTAGCCAGTTTTACGGCTCTTTTTATCCTGTAATTCAGGATCACATCTTTAAACATTCCGATCATATTACCATGCGTTTTTAGGGCTCCGGCGATAGCCGAAGCTGGGTTGTAATTCTTGTTCTCTTGTATGTCGCTGGAGTATATTGATAGCTCCCTCGTCAGCGTCCGGTCCGTCATCATGCGTGCGGCTTCCCTTTTCCATGGAGAGTGTCTGTTCTATTCCGGCCAGCATATCCGGATCGTTCTGCAGCTCCTTGTTATAGTATATGAATCCTCTCTCCCAAAGCGGTGATACGGCTTCTATACGTGCAAACTTGTCGGGCTTTTTACGTCTGTCGGCCTGTATGGGTAACTGGTAACCCCGTAGTTTCCCTTCGATAGTGAACTCATCCAGTATGATATCTTGCAGGAAATTCGCCTCTATGTAATATTCACAAATGACATCTTCAGGAAATCTCTCGTGCAGGTCGTAAAACCAGCGTACCATCTCCGAGACACTGCACTGTCTGACGAAAGCGTACAGGTGGTGCAGTTCCGTTCCGACTTTCCCCCATACTTTTATAGCCTTGTAGTCATTCTTTGTTGAACCTTTGAACGAAGGGTCACAATAGGCCACAATTTCATCGTACTTATTCAATGGCAACATCCTTTTCCAACGAATCCAGTCCTTACGGAATACGGATCCCTCTTTGATAGGATTGTTCATATATTCCTTTTCAAAGGCGCGATACCCCATAAACTCCCGCTTTTCCCGGATGCGTTCCAATGTCCAGTATTCCGGCCAGGAAGATTTACCTTTTTTATCCAATACGTTTACCTGACTAACCTCTACGCCTTTGGAGGCAGCAATGTTTGCCAATACACTGCACTTGCTTATTAGGTTTCCAACCATTATAAAGCGTCCACCCTCAGCCCCAAATGCACCGAATAAGGCCTCTTTCACCCAGTCTGTTATTTTACGTACGCGGCAGTCATTTTCGCACAGTTCATCATCGTCAAGGTCATCGATGACTATATAGTCCGGACGTCGGTTACGGTAACGAAGTCCACGTGGAGACTGACCGCGCCCACGTGCGAAAAAGGCAACACCGTCAGAAGTGACAAATTCTCCGTCCAGCCAATCACCGGCATTATACTTAGTTCCAAAGTCATGTGTATAGCGTCTGTTATATTGCAGTTCCGCCTGTATGTCTCCAAGTAAGGTCTTTGCAGAATCTTCCGACTTTCCGATCAGCACCATAACATTTATCTCGCGCCGTTTCTGACACATAAGCCACATTGGTATCATGACGTCCATGTGAGTGGATTTCGCCTGGCCGCGCGCCCATTTGAATACAGCTTTCAAAGTCCGTTTTTGCAGAATCTTTCCGGCTGCTTCAATATGATGTCTCGCCGAAGGGATTACCTTACCCGTTTCTTTGTCCGTACAATAGTGTGGAAAATAGTATTCAACGAAATAAGCATAGTCTTTTCTGGCGCGCTCCATACGGGCCTGCTGATCGACTTTTGTTTCGACCGGATTTACGGTAGACATGTTCTGTATCGTTTCCGATAGTTCCTTCCACCTTTTTTGTGCCTGTTTAAGGGTATTAGTAACCATTGTATAATGATTTATTGGTAACCAATTCTTTTATGAAAGTATCCTGATATCGGTTCATAGTCTTCACCAGTTCCGGTGTGAGCTCCTTATCTGCCTGCATGCGTGTAACAAGCCATTCATTGTATATAGTCATCACTTCAATTACAGTGACAGGATTCGCTTGTCTGTCTATACCCTTGACGGCCGCCGAAAGTTTTGACAATTCATCGCAGGACATTCCGCCATCTTCCAGTTTCTTACTCGCCTCCTGCATCATTTTGGTTACGAGTTCCTGCCTGGTGATCTGCTTTGCCACGCGCATAGCTTCCCAACCGCCTTCATTTACCCATTTGTTGATTGTTACCCGGCTCATTCCTGTTTTTTCGGCCACAAGTTTTTGCGTGTCTCCGTTCATATAGTACAGTCGCGCCAGTTCCTTGTTTTTTTCCAGTTCCTGCTTAGTCATGATTACTTTACTTTTTCTGGCAAAATTGTAAAGTAATGAAGGGGAAGTCAAAGAAGAGTGTAGGGATTACATGGAATTATGCAATCCTTACATACTTGTGTGTAAGGGTTACACGCTTTTTTGCCGGGATTGCTTAGTGAACTTATGTTTGCAACGGATAAAGCGCAAGGATGCGCACTAACAGAAACAATGTATAATGTAAATGGCAAAACGAGTAATCATTAGCGATGAATCCGTAAACTGTTACGGGACATGGGTAAGAACCGAGGGTGTGGATATTTCCCAATATGAACGTAACCCGGTTCTGCTTTGGATGCACTGGCGTGGTGTCATCATCGGCTGCGTCAAGGATATAAGGAAGGAAAACGGTAAGATTACCGGAGAACCCTGGTTTGACGAGGTACGTGAGGAAAGCAAACAGGCAAAACGTCAATGGGAGAAAGGGACACTCCGCATGGTGTCCGCAAATTTGGAAGTCACCGAAACAAACGATGATCCCGACTTGGTAAAACCCGGACAATATCGTGCGGTGGCATGGCGTAGCAAGCTGGTAGAGGTAAGCATGGTCGATATTGGTGGGAATGACAACGCTCTGCCTTTGGTATTTACTTACAAAGATAAAGAATTAAAACTTGCAGCCGGAGAGAACTCGGAAGGGTTACCGCTGCTGACCTATAATAACAATAATCAAAAAGAAGAAAAGATGGATTACAAAGTTATCGCCCTCAAATTGGGCCTGCCGGAAACGGCGACGGAAAACGAGATTCTTTCTTCTATCGAATTGCTGAATGGTTACAAGACGGCCAACGAGCAACTCAGACAGGAGAGAGAGCAAATGCAACTTGCAAGTATTACGGAAGCGGTCGAAACGGCCATTGCTGAGAAGCGCATCCTTGCAGAAAAGAAGGAACATTTTATTGGGGTCGGAAAGAAAATCGGTCTTGAAAGCCTGAAGTTAACATTCGCCTCAATGACACCGGCACAAAAACCGATGGATTTGATTCATCAGGACAGTACTACCGGAGCCATGACTTTGAACTGGAAGAAACTTTCGGATGTCCCTTCCGACAAAATTAAAGAATTAAGAGACAACGACAAACCCACCTATATGAAACTTTACAAGGCGGAATATGGTGTGGACTGTCCGATTTACTAACAACAAAAAACGAAGTAACCAATGAAAACGGAAATGAAATTGAATTTACTGGGCCGTATACTTGTATGTGCGGTTATGGGACTAATCATGGCTTGTACGGTGGGGATACCCGCCTTTGCCGGTGCGGCTACGGCTGTCGGTATCTCTACACTGTCGGGGAACTTTATGCCCAAGGGTGCGGCATGTGAGGGAGTATTAACTGAAATATGGACGGGTGAACTTATCAAGGCCCTTCGTGCGGGAGACGTAGCCACTTTCCTTGACGGGTTGCCTGATTATTCCCAGTACGCGGATAATGACGTAATCCACATGATTGACGTTGGTGGTGATCCGGATGTATTGGTCAATAACACGACTTATCCGCTGGATGTACAGGAAATCACCGACAATGATGCAGTATTCAGCCTGGACAAATTTCAGACCAAAGCTACACCGGTAACGGATGATGAGCTTTACGCGTCATCCTATGATAAAATGTCAAGTCTGAAGGAACGTCACGCCGATGCCCTTAATGAAAAGAAGTATGCCAAGGCCATACACGCATTGGCTCCGGACAGCAACGCCGAAAAGACACCTGTATTGAAGACCACCGGTGAGTACGTGGATGGTGCGAGTGGCAGACGACGTTTGCAGATATCGGATATTGTGGCATTGAAAGACAAATTCGACAAGATGAAAGTCCCCGTACAGGGCCGACGTCTGGTGTTATGTTCGGATCACGTGAACGATTTGCTGCTCTCCGACCAGAAATTCCGCGACCAATACTATAACTATACCACCGGTAAAATATCCAATCTCTACGGTTTTGAGGTATACGAATACTCTGATAACCCTGTATATAAGGCTGCAGGAACGAAAGTAAAATTCGGAACGGCTGCAGGAGCAAACGAATATCAGGCATCTGTCGCTTTCTATACAAAACGTGTATTTAAGGCTGTTGGTTCCACTACGATGTATTACAGTGAGGCCAAAACAGACCCGCTGAACCAGCGTAGCCTCGTGAACTTCCGTCATTATTTCATCGTGCTGCCGAAAAAGAAAGAAGCCATGGCTGCTATTATGTCGGACTATAAAGCTGCTTCTTAAAAACATGGCAAAACTAAAATATTTGGTTATCCACTGCACAGCCACTCCTGAAGGTCGTGAGGTCACAGCCGCCGATATAAAGGCGTGGCACACGAACCCGACCGCAAAGGGTGGGCGTGGCTGGAAGCAGGTAGGATATACGGATCTCTTTAAATTGGATGGCAATATTGAGCGTCTGGTAGGTAACAATGAGGATGCCAATGTTGATCCTTGGGAAATTACGAACGGAGCTACCGGACATAACAGTGTCAGTCGTCATATTGTCTATGCCGGTGGCGTGGCACATGACGGAAAAACGCCCAAAGATACAAGAACGGCAGCACAAAAAAAAGCTCTGGAAGTTTATGTGAAAGATTTTCACAAGCGATTTCCTGATGTAAAAATTGTAGGCCATAATGAGCTTGCCGCAAAAACATGCCCTTCGTTTGATGTGCAAAAATGGTTGAAACAGATAGGTATTAATCAGGTAGGTAAATGAGTAATCTTGAAATTCTCCGGCTTCTTGCAGAAATCATTCTGGCTATCGTGGCAGCCGGAGGATTCAAGAACTGGACAGATACGAAAAAATACCGTCAGGAAGTAGAAAAGTTACGTGCAGAGGTGGAAGCTGCCAAGACCAACACCAGAAGCGATGAACTTGAGAATGTTAAAAAGGCAATGGCTATCCTGATGGAAGAAGTTGTAGAACCTTTAAAAAAGGAAATCAATGCAATCAGAAAAGAAATGGCACGTCTACGCAAGGCTGTTGAGAAGGTCAATACCTGTCCTCATTCTGCCGCTTGCCCTGTACTGCATGAGTTGCGGAAGTCCGAGGAACGCGACAGAGCATCTCCCTAAACCGGTAGAGATACCAAAGCTCATTCCTGTGGAAATTCCTCCTGATTCCGCTTGGTTACGCGCTTATTTGGCATGCGACAGTAATAATCGGATCATTATGAAAGCCTTTGAAGAACAGAAGGGAAGAAGGACGGAATCTTCACTCTCTTTGGATAGCGGAGGAGTACTGGAATATCATGCAAACTCCCGGCCTGACACAATCTATGTACAAGGAAAGGATTCGATTATTTATCAGCCAGTGGAAGTGCCCGGCCCAGTGACTAACGTACTGACATGGTGGCAGGAACTGTGGATAAGGCTGGGTAAGTTGTTGGTAGTCGGCATTGCCATACGCTACATTATAAGACGTTTCAAATGACATTCAATCATAATTGATATATGAGCAACGGAGAAAATACAACTTTTGAAAATACGAAAATCACACAGGAACCGGACTTTCTGAAGCAATACCGGAGATGTTATCCTCGTGCTAAGAAATTCCATGTCACGAGTGACGGCCTTGTATTTCCGGACGATAAAAAAGCCGCAGATGCTCACCAAAGGTGCATCGGATGTGGCGAGTTAAGAACCTATTAAATGAAAAGACAATGAATTTACCAAACGTA